TTACTGCGACGCGCGGCGGTTTCCCACAAGTTCGTCGAGAGTCTTCTCGATTACGTCAATACCGCTGCTCTTCACGATATAGGCATCGGCGCCGGCTTCCTTCGCCTCGTGGGCCATGCGGGCCGAGTCGTGCATGGAAAACATCACGATCTTCGTCTTTGGACTGAGCTTGCGGATCTCCCGGGCGGCCTCAAATCCATTCATCACCGGCATCGTAATATCGAGCACCACGACGTCCGGCGACAGCTCCACCGCCTTCTCGACGGCAAGCCTGCCGTTTTCCGCTTCGCCGCAAACTTCCCACTCCGCATTCTCGCTTAAGAGGTTCTTGAGGCCGGTTCGCACCACTTCGAAATCGTCCGCCAGCAGGATTCGCATTCGTTTCCCCGGATTTGGCTGCGCCATTTTGCCGAGAATATCGGCGATTCCCCGTCGAAACCATAGGCAAGACCTTGTATTTTAGCTAGATGTTAACCCCGCTGATCCGTCCCCGGCCGCGCGCCCTGGATCATTCCGGTGCCACTCCTCCACCCAATGCTGGCGGGCATGGATGCCCAAAATAGCCCCAAAATGGCCGCACTTGCAGGAATAAGAAGCCGGATCGGCGTCTACCTCCTCGAGGTTCCGGCTCGCAGTCACCCGGGCGGAAGCCACCGGCTCGCCGCATTGAGGGCACTGAAACAGCAATACGTGGACGTACTCGATAATTGGCTGATCGTTTGATGTATCCATGTCTTGCCCCCTTTCTTCGTACCGGGGCAAGGTTAACCAGACTCCCTTGCACATCCCATACTAAAAAGCTACGTTCCGTTTAGGAAATTGACTTGAGGAAGGAATGTCGTTTCCCATGTCGTTTTTGCATCCCTCCAAAGGCTTCATTCGCAGAGAGATCCGTCGCTTCCATCGTTTCTAATGACTTTGAAGGTGGGCGTTCTAATTCGGCGTAAACGTCATCGCGATCGACATCCGTTTGGACGTGCCGTCGGCCGCGCCTCCGATCGTTTCGATGAAATCCCCGGCCGTAAGAGAAGTATTCGTGAGCGTAGAGCACGTGACGCTGTTTCCCTCGATGGTGATTGCCGTGCCGCCCGCGTTCGCGCACGCCACGTGGTCGGTGATTCCGGAGACGCTGGCGGGAGTAAGCGTGGGAGTAATCGCCGTCGTCGATCCATTGTGACGGTATCCCAGCTGCATCGTGGAAGCCCCCGCATCCACCAGCACAATTACCTGCGCCACCGTGGACGCAGCGTCCACGTAGCAGAGCGAGCCTTGGGGCTGAATGTTGCCCGTCGTGAGCGCGCTTCCGCTCTGATCGCCCCGGACAATACTGCACGTGCGCGTTTTATTCGGCACCGCTAGAGACGCCGAAGTAATCGGACTCGCGAACGTCTGCGGCTGCACCCACGTATTCGGCTGGTTGAATAGCGACGTGGTCGCGTTCCCGGGCGTCAGGCTGCCGCCCATCCAGTTCACGAGCGAGTCGTTGGCCGCCGTGCCGGTATTGTAAATCGCAATTCCCGGGGCACCCGACGCGATGGCCGAATCGCTCACAGTCATATCCACGCTGCCGTTGCGCAGCGCGATCAGATTGCTCCCCACCGCATCGAGCTCGATCACATCGGTTACCGCGCATCCCGATCCCGCCGTGACAAGCGTCGTCGAGGCGCCCGCGATCCTTTTCGAGATCGACCGGGTGGTGGTGTTGCAAAAATATAGATAGCCCGTATCCGTGCCGGCTGCAGCCAGCCGAACCATCACTCCCACCCCGGCGGCGCTGTCGACGCTCGCGACTTTTGCCCGCGACCACTGGTCGGCATTGAAGCTCTGCCCAATCCAGGACTCCTCCGCGTAGTCACCCGCCCCGGCCACGGCGGCGTTCGACGCAATGTTCATCACCTGAAAATTGATCGCCCAGTTCGTCCCGAGCGTTGAGGCGTTCGGTCGCGCGAACGAATCCGCGGTGAACGGGCTCAGCGGGAGATATCCCGCGCACGTGGTCGCTGCCAGGCAGGGCGGCTGATAGGGCGGCGCACTGCCACCGGCAGGCGTGGCATTCCCGTTGAAGATCGCGCCCGAAGGCGTGATGTGGTGCGCCGGCACCATCTGGTAGGTAATGGGATACGTCCCCGGTGCAAGCGATGTGGTCGTCACCGTCGTGCTGGTCGTGCTCGCTCCCGCAATCATCGTGGTGCACTGCGATGCGTAGTTGTACTGATTCGTGTTATTCACGAACACGCAGTAGCCCTGGATGGGTGTCGAGCCTGCCACCGCCGCGGTCCACGTGATGTTGAATTTCGCAGTCGTCACTCCCGACCCCACGGTCAGCGGGCCGAAGATGTTCGATCCCGCGGACATCGTGCTCGGGCTTACGCACGAACTCCCCGTCGTCGACACCACCCACACGTAATAGGTCCCCGTGGTAAATACGCCGCCCGTGTTGCTCACCGTGCCGGACACATTCGTCGGCGGAAAATTGGCCGCGAACGCGATATCAATGTTGGGCGCCGTCGATTGGTAAATCTGCGCGTTCCATCCCGCCTGCGTGTTGCTGCCGAACATCCACCCGTTCGCCGGGTCGATTCCGTAAGACGCGAACCCGCTGCCGGACTGAAAGAAGCGCGCGGCAGGCCCGGTTCCGTCCTGGTTATTCGAGGAAAGAGGCGACGTAACCAGGCGCTCCGCGTTGGTCACGTCGTCCGAAATATCGAGCCCGCCGGTGCTCTCGATCATTCCGCTCCCTGACGGATTGCCCGACGAATTCCACACCTGGCTCACGCATCCCGAATCACAGCCGGTGATGAAATAATGATCGAGCTTTCCCGCCGTCACCTTCACGGCCGGGGCGTTCACACCACCGGCGCCGGAAAACGAGTTATTGATGTAGAGCCCGCTCAGCCCGCCGCTCGCGACATTGAAATTGATCAGCGCCGAATTCCCATTGGCATTGTCCGATTGCTGCACGTCGTCGAGCGTGATCGGCCCCATGATTCCCGTCACGTAGCCGCCGGGATCCGTGATCTGGATCAGGTCCCCGTTTCCGCTTTCCTGCGTGATGTTGCGGAATACCCAGTGCCCGCTCGGCTCCCCGCTCAGGTTTCCCGTCTGCACGTAAGAGATGGGGCCGCCCGCCAGCAGCGCGTTGGACATGTACACGTTGCCCACGCCCGCATAGCATCCGCTGCACGGGTATCCGGTCATCAGCAGCGTGGGCACGGACGTGGAGTTACTCGTGAGCCCTCCATAGTCGAAGTACACCCAGAAGGTGTCCTGTAGCCACAGCGCCGACCCGTTGGCCTGCCCGCCCGACGCGCTCAAATATGTGTTCCAGAATCGCGTCACATTCGACGTCACCGCCACCGCGATATTGCATCCGGTGATCACCAGATTCTGAAACGTGATGTTTCCGTTCGGATAGTACGTCCCAAACACAGGCTGCGCGTTGGGGCTCGACCCGCAGTGGCCCAGAATCGACACCGACGGCGGCTGCACGAACGGCGTGCCGTTGTGCTGCCCGCTGTTCCCTCCCAGCAGGTGCAGTCCCGAGCACGCGATCAGGAACGGCATCGCATTCGGGTTCGCCGACTGATTCTGCGAGACAATGTAATTCCCCGGCGGAAAATAGATCGAGCCGCCGTTCGAATTGGACGGCGCGGCGCAGTACGCGTTCAGCGCGCCTTGGATCGCCAGCGTATCGTCATCCTGCACGCTGGCGCTGCTCACCGACGTGCCCGCGTTGCGGTCCAGCGTGAAAATGTTGCCGTTGATCGCAGTAATATGCGCGAGCAGCACATCGCCAGACGCGCCCGCTCCATCCACGTGCAGCCCCATCCCCACTTTCCACGTGCCGATCCCCGGCGCAATCGTCAGCTGGTTCGAGCCGGAAGCGATCGTTCCGCTGGCCTGCTCCGCGCCTCCGTCGGCAATCGCCCCGAAAACCGGCGCGGTCACGTCGATGTAGGGCCGCGGCCCGGCCACCGTGGAATCGCCCGATACGTTTAGCGACGAAGGAGAAAAATTGCCGGGACTGAAATTGGAAGTGGTAAGCGTCCCGCTGATGTTCGCGTTCCCTGCCACGCTCAGGTTTCCGCCCAGGCTCAGTCCGAACGCGGAAATATTGGTGGGAGCGGAAAAATCCGGCGGCAGAATCACGTCCGGCTGCGTGATTGTGCCGCTGATCTGCGGGCTGGAAATCTGGATCTGGTAGCGGCCCGCCGGCGCATAAAAATGATAATTGCCGATGCCGTCGGTCTGAAACGGATTGGCAGCCGCCACACCAAGCGTCGCGTCGGTGTAGATGGTCGCCAGCGGCGTGCAAGGAGTGCCAGTAGCGACAGCCTGGCACACGCGCACAGTAGCGCCCGAAACGGGATGCCCTCCCGGCCCGAACACGATGTCATCCTTCCGCGACCCCTGCGCATGCAAAGCGGGCGCGAGGGTCAGCAGTGACGCAAAAATCGCGGCAAACGCCGCCACTTCCGCACACGCCGGGCGGGCCGCCCGCGGAGCGGCCAGCCGCCGCAGTCCACTAATCATCCGAAGTATCGCCTGTGCGTTCATCGCCATTCCCTTCCGTGATGATGTCCGCCGAATATCCGGGCGGTCGACTTTCCGGGTGCCATCGTCGCGCAGTCACTTCTTGCGGTCGCCCTGCTTCGCGGCGGCACCTTCCCCATTGCTATCTGCGGGCGCTTTCGCGGTGCTCTCTCGCGCAGCCGGGCCCAGACCGTGCTTCGCCGCTTTTTCCGCATCGAGAATCGCGTGGCAATGTTTGCAGACGGCCACTCCCGATTTCACCTTCTCGCCGCACGCCGGACACTCGCTCATCTTCAAGGGCACATACGCCCATTCGCGCTCGACGCCCAAGGCAATCGCCGCGCGACGGTGCAGGTCGGAAATTTCGCGATACGAATGCCCGCGCGCCCACATCGTATCGCCCTCCCCGATCAGCCGGTGGTAGTATGCGTCACGCCGTGCCGCAGCCGACGCCAGTTCCTCCGCCGAAGGCCGCGCCCCCGCACAAACGAAAATTCCATGATCGTGCAGGTCCTGCAGCAGATCGTCGGCGATTTCGCGCGCGGTAATCGTGAACGGAAACCGCCGATTGTCGCCCAGGTCGATCACATCCCCGCGCGAGGTCAGCAGAAGCAGCGCGAAAGGTTCTCCCTTCGCGCATCCCGGTATGTGATAGACGCCATGCGTCCGCGAAACGTACCAGTCCTGCTCCGAGATCGAAGCGATCGCCACCGTCGCCGCCGTGTCGCCCCTGGGCTGCGTGTCCACGAGCATGTCGCGCCGGCCGCCCGCATACCCCGCCGCGTTTCGCGGTCCCTGCTCTGCCATTGCCATCATCGTATTGCTCAAGTGATTTTCCTTTCGTGTAAACTCGCGCAGTTCCGCATTGCCTTTTCGGGCGGTTGCTTTTGCTGTTGTCTTTGCGGGTGCCCGACCCTTTGACTTTCAAGGGTCGGTCTTTCTTTTGACTTCGATTGTGCCTTTGTTTTTCTTTGTCACCCGTACCGAGCGAAGCGGCGAGGGACCTCTCTTGTTGTTTGCTGCTCTCACCGTGTCCGCTACATCGAAATAACAAACGCCTGCCCATGAAATGCGGGGACTGCATCATCGAGCAGATCGTCTGCGTCGCGATCCCAGTCACGCTCCCGCCGCTCCTCTCGCGCCGCGATCGCCTGCCGCCCGTCACCCCGTGTCTGCCGCCGCGACCACGCCACTGCCCGCACGATCCAGTCGCAAGCTGCGGCGCTCAGCGGCAGAAACTCCCCGCGCGGACCTTCCAGCGTGAAACAGTGCTCGTATTCCCCGCGCGAGGGATACGGCCCCAGCGCCGGGATGCGAATGCCGTCTTCGGTTTCCACCGTCCGCGCAAACCATTCCTCCGGCAAGCCGTACGCCTCCGGCGGCATCCACCGCTCAATATGCCAGCGCTCGGCCGGAATATACTTCGGCTCCTGCCGCAATTCGATCGCCTCGCGAATCACGTTGCCATGCGCGTCGCGGTCCACCCACCGCCCGCCAATCCACGCAAGCCGCGACCCTCCCCAAACCACGCGGAAGTTCGGCTCGCCGTAGCGGTTCAATCCCCCAGCGCGAGCAATCCGCTCGCAAATCGCCGCCGGAGCCTCGTGCGTCTCTCGCGTAACTTGAATCATGGGTGAGTTGATGGCGGCTGCCGCACAGGTACAAACGTACCTATCGCGATGCGAATGTTCGTTCCCTTGCGCAGATTTATCCGCCCTGGCATAAAGCCAGGCGGTCAGGTGTGTTTCGGAGAGTGCTGCCAGTGGGGTTACTGGACATGCCCGACAAGCATTGGGGGTTGGGAACAGCCTCGGAGTTCGAGTCTCCCGCTCTCCGTCCGTCCTCCCAATGCGACTTGAAATGGCACTTGGAAGCGGTATAATTAGTGTGCTTGTCGGGCATGTCCAGTGTTTTTCAAAGGGGCGACCATAAGGTCGCCCCTTTTATTTTTGTCGTCATTCTGAAGGAGCGAAGTGACTGAAGAACGGTTCTCCATCGCTCGCATTTCGAGCGATGAATCGCTCTTCGATTGAGCATTCCACCGTCGCTAAACCAACGAACCCTCGGAATCGCGTCTCCAGCGTGCCGCCTAGTACCCCGTCGGGATCGCCAGGTTGCTGATGTACGCCCCGCTGCGTGGCGACTCGTTCCACACCTGAAACCCCGTAACGAAGTAGAAGATGTACGCGCTCGCCAGCCCGCCGCTCGCCCCGTAAATCGGGAACACGGTTTGCCCGCCGACATCGTAGAAATCGATGTCCTGCATCACGGCGCGTCCCCAGTGCGAAAGGTCGAGAAAATCCACCCGCGACGAATTCGCATTGATGCTCGCCTTGATCGGCACTCCCGCCATCGTTTTCTCGCCGGTGAAGAGTAGGTCGAGATCGCTGGCGCGCCCGCCCGCTCCCTCCTTGATGATCTGCGAGATCGTGACGCCGAGCTGCTCCCACTGGTGCTCCTGCTCGAGCGACGTGTACGCCACCAGCTTGCTCACCTGGTTGGTGCCGAGGGCCTTGCGAACCTTGTTGATCGCCAGCCGCACCGCCCCCGGCGTCAGCGCCGAGTTGCTAGCGTTCACGTTGGGCGTGGCAAGCTCCACCGGGTACGTGGCGCGGTTGAGATTGAGCCACGTGCCGGTAGTCGCGTTCGTCTGGTGATACAAAATCCCGAACAGCGATACGGGTGACGCGCCGGTGAGCCCGTCGTGGACGATCACATCGTTCGCGCTCGTGCCCGATGGAACCGAATCCACCGTGATCGTCGCGCCGAACGGATCGACGGCCGTGACGTTGCACGAGCCGCGGTTGGTGGTGAGCGTCGGGTCATACACCTGAATCGTCTGGTTGTAATAAACAAGCTGCGCCCCGGGCGGCTTGGCCATCGTGAACGTGCTCGACGAAATCGAGCTGATCGTGCCGAGCACGCCGTTGCCGTTGGTCTGCATCACCTTGTCGAGGAACGAGCGAAATTGCGCCATCGCGTTTTTCACTTCGCGCTTGGCCGCGTTCTCGATCGCCTTCTCCGGCGCGTTCGATGCGTACTCGACCAGCTTGGTGATTTCCACCGCGTGCCGGAAAAATACCGGAGTCACCTGCGCCACGTCGTAGACGGTCCCCGAGCCGCGGCCCAGGTCTCCGCCGTCCATATTCGCGAGGCCGGCCTTGCCTCCCGGACGGATCTGCAGCGGAAGCCGCATGTTTCGCGAGCTGACGCGTTCCACGTCGCCGCGCTGCTGGATCATCGTCAACAGGATGTCGTTCCGCTCGTAGAGCAGCGGCAGCTTGTCCCGCACCTTCTCCAGTTGCAGCGCAACCGATTGCGAATTTTGCATTTGTGCCATGGTCTTTGATTCCCCTTTGAAATGGTTTTCGTCGCCGCGCGAGAGCGCGGCCAGTTTCCTGCGAGGTGTCCTTTACGGACGGGGTGAGGTAAGTAAGTGGCACCGGCACTCCTGTCGGTGCGCTTCAAGCAACCTGTTCAAATGAAAATATAGCCAAGGGCGTGCGCGCGCGCATGGCGATGGTTTTCCGGGTGCCCGACCCTTTGGTGTGTAAGGGTCGGTCTTCTGCATCTCTCGAACGCGTTACAGATTCAAAATGCCGCCATCGGACACGCGGGTATAGCCGTGCTTTTCCGGGTGGTCGACCCTTTGGTTTGTAAGGGTCGGGGTTTTGCTACCCTCGAACGCACTACAAATTCAAAATATCCCCATCGCGGCCCCATCGACCGCCGCCCTTCGCCCCCGCCACTCGATCCAGCAATATCCACGCGCCGCTCCGCCGCGTGCTGCCGCGCGCGACGGTCCTGGTTCGCGGCCACAATCGTCGAGGTCCACTCGTTCATCACCCGTTTCGCGACTCCCGGCAGCGCCTGCCGCGCCCGCCCCGTGATCAGCGACACAATCGCGCGCTGGTGATTCGCGTCAAGCGCTCCGGAACGAAACGCATCGCGCAGCTGCTGCGAAAGCTGCCGATTCGCTCCCAGCGTCGCATCCAGCTCGCGGTAAATTTCCCCCACCACGCGATTCCGAGCGCTCTTCGACGCCCCCTCCGGCAGCAACCGCTCCACCTGCGTTCCAATCGCGTCCATCACGCCCTGCACGGCCGCCGCATTGGCCGCCTGAAAAAACTCCGCCTGCGCCGGTGAAAGCCCCGAAGCGCTTGTCCCTTCCTGTGCCTGGCGTGACGCCCCCGGCGTCGCCGCTGCTGCCGTGTCTCTCTTCTCCGCGCTTCCCTGCCGCGCGGCCTGTTCCCCAATCGCCTTCGCGAGCGACGCAAACGCCCCCGGATCGAGCTCCGCAATCGACCGCGCCAGCTCCGCATGATCCTCGGGACGCCGCGAGTAGAACAGCGCATCCATCCGATTCAGGTCCGCCAGCAGAGCCGTAGCGTTGCGCGCCTCCTCCGGCGTAGCAAAGGTCTCGCGATACGCCTTCGCATCCTCCCAGGCCTGCCGCAATTCAGGATTTGCCTCGAAGGCCGCCCGCAGCTTCTCGGGATCGGCGCCCTCGCTGCCCTTTTCCGCATCGTCGGCTTCACGCCGCCCGTTCTGTTCACCGGTCTCAGCGCCAGTATCACTCGATTCAAACTCAAGCTCGGAGCGCGCATCCCGCTCCTCGCCGTTCAAACCATCCGCACCCGCCCCGTCGCCGGTAATCAATCCAAGAATCTCGTCATCGGTCGCGTTTCTCTGCGAATTTCGCGGCGCATTTTGGTGGACGCTCTCTGGCGCTGGACGTTGCGCCGTGTTTTGTTTCCGCGGCAGCGCCGCTTCAAGCGCCGGACTTGCTGTGCTTTGCATCATCTCTACCCTCGCTGTGTTCAGGTGCTCCAACTCGCCTTCGTACAGGTGCAATACACCTGTACCGAAACAGTACGCGCGTACTATTTGCTGCGTGTTCGCCCCGTGCGACCCTGACCCTGCAGCGGAGACTCGGCACACCCGGCCGTACCTCTCACAGCCGCCGCGCACGCATTCAAGGGGTTTCCATGGGGACAACCACGAGCATCCCGCCAGCGCCCGGCGCAAAGGCGTCCGCGCAGCCCGGACAGGGATCGCAGAGCGGCATCGATCGCCGCCGGCGCCGCCGCGCCAAGATTTCGGCGCAAGTACACGTTCGCGCCGTCAATTCTCCCGAGCCCTTCGAAGAAGTCTGTATGAGCGTGGACGTTTCGCGCGACGGCCTGCTCTTCAGCTCGAAATTTTCGGGCTACTGGAAGGGACAGATCCTCGAAGTCACGTTCCCGTACTCCAACATGGCCGGCGCCGTGAACCAGGGCCAGCCCGCCGAGGTCGTTCGCATCGATCCGCAAACCGCGGGAAAGTTCGGAGTCGCCGTTCAATTCGTTTCTGCAAAGACCAACGCCAAGGGCGAGCGAAAAGCCTACTCCGCCAAACCTTCAGCTCCGGGTACCCAAGAGGCGGCGTCGAACACCCGCCAGTCCGTAGTGCTCGCGATCGAGCCGGACGCGCGCAGCGCGGAAACCATGCGCAACTTGCTTGAGCAGGACGGCTATAACGTGGTCGTCGTCCCCTCCGCGCAGGCCGCTCTTGAAATTCTGCGCACCACCGTTCCATCGGTCTTTATCGCGGAAGTGGAAGCCGAGGACATGTCCGGACAGGATCTCTGCGTCATCATCAAGCAGAACGAGCGCCTGCAAAAAGTTCCCGTCATCCTGATGACGCGCGCCGCACAGCCCGTCGACTACGCCACCAGCCACCAACTCGGCGCAGTCGTCTGCATGGCCAAGCCATTCAAACCGGAGCGCCTCCAGCAGGTCGTGCGCCTGGTAGCGCCGCCCCCCGCGTTGCGCACCGCCTACGGCGCCCGCACCGGCGACCCAGTCGAGCGCCCGGCCTAGGTAGCACAGCCACTCTTAGCTGTGTGCCGTCAGATGTGGAATGGGCAGCACAGCCAGTCCCACCTGTACGCCGGGGAGACGCAGTGTGGGGTGCACAGCCACTCCTGGCTGTGTGCTGTTGCATTTTGCAGAGCCGTCTCGCAACCCGCGTGGGCAGCACAGCCGCCACGTCTTGCTCTAGCCTTTGCGGGTGCCCGACCTTTCGGTTTTAAGGGTCGGTCTTCACGGCAAATGCCGGCCCGTGATATAAAGTCCGCTCTCTCAAGCGGATCGTTTTGGCTGACCGGCCCTCGGGTTTGGGTGTTTGCGCCCAGCAAAACACCTAAACCCGCAGCCAACCCACTCGGCCTCTACCCGCCGCCACCCTCAAAACCCCTTACCGCACCGGGCAACGCGGATCGCGCCCCTCTGGCACCCGTCTCCACCCCGGATCGAGCCGAACGGAGTGCCCGATGCGTTTCACTTGCCGAGCGGCCGCCTCGCGCAGACGCTGTTCGCTCGGTTTCAACTCGATGGTAAACTCGGTCCTTAGCCAATCGTGCTTGTAGCGGCTAATCTCGTCGTCATCCTGATAAAGCGTCAAGCGATCCGGACGTTCGGGGCCGAATCCCAATTCGGGATCGTCGTCGAGCCGGATCAGACCATTCCGCTCCACCGCGTAACTGCGGAACACTTCTCCATAAGGCATCAGCTTATAGATGAGCAGCCCCTCGAAATCCTTCATTTTCGGCTCGATGTACACGCGCAGGGTATACCTGCCGGCGCTATGGTCCTCGGCCACGTCAGCCCCCCAACCCTGGTAGCCGTAGTCATATATCTCGTCCTGGATCGCCTGCACGATGCCATTCCGAATCGCGTCCGTGACCGGAACAGTCTCCTGCGCACGCCCAGCGACAGGTTGCATCGCAGCGGACCCAAGGATCACAAGCACCAGGAGTAGTCTTGCCACCTGTTTTCTCCTTATCGAATAATAATGACCCTTCCACTCTTGCCTTTTCCCACGTCGCCGCCACCGGCTTCGTTCAAAAATGGCCCGAATACGGCGGCAGGCTTCTTGCCCTCAGCAAATTTCGGAGGCCTTCTTCCGTCATCGAAGTAAAAATACAATGCCCCGCCAGTTGAATCGCGTCTGCTGCCCGAAACCTGAGCTGCCGAGTGGGACTCCCCATAGGCATCATAGGCTGGCATGTAAAGAGACTTGATCGCAGATTCCTCTTTGGAATTCAATTCAGGACTTGCCAGTCCACCTGCTATTCCACCGGCAGCACGATTGTGTATAACATGCCCAATCGCCCTCCGCGCCTCCTGCAGGTCCACATCGCTCCCGGGGCCTTGACGCGCCGTAGTGCGCAGACCTGCCGTCTCATTGTAAATCTGGTTGGCGATCCCCTCGGTCGTCGTGGCGGGGTCGTAGTGATCGCCGGTGTGTCCTTTGTGCTTTGCGCCAGAGGATTTCGGGGCGTGCGCCGGCCGGTGCTGAGTCCTCGAAGCCGACGTGGCCTGCCCAGCTGCCTGGGGCGATTCCTCCGACCACTCTCTGCCGGCGCTCGCCCTGCGCGCTCGTTCCAGCGCCGCGCCGAAGATCGGATTCATGTAGAAGCGTCCGTTCAGGAAAGGCATGAGCAGAATTCCTCCTTCAGTGGCACCGGCACCCTTGCCGGTGCGATGCAAGCACCCAGCCCGCAGCGGCTGCGCCGCAGCCCGCGCCGTTTTCCGAACGCCCGCCCGGAAACATCATTGCAAGCGGCGTGCCAGCTTTTCATCCGTATTAGTGCGGACCCGCACTCCCCGGGAACGCCAATCTCCCCGATTGGCGGGGAAAAGAAAAAGCACGATTCAGGACAACGCCGGCCTAGGCTGTTGCAGTCAGGTTTTCCGGGTGCCCGACCCTTCGCCTTGTAAGGGTCGGGCTTTCTCAACGTTCAACTCACCAGCGCCAGCCACGCCAGTGCCAGTCTTAAACCCGCCGGGTCCGATCTTTGGTCTCTAAAGGTCGGTCTGTTCAAACGTTCAACTCACCCACCCGCCCCCGCCGCACTCCCGCCGCCCTGCCCCTGCTGCACCACCCTCTGCTGCTTCAGCAAATATTCCCGGTGGAACATCGCATGCGCCCGCACATTCGCGTACCCCGCCGGCGCATCGATCTTCGCCACCTGCCCCGCATCGGACGAGAACCACCGCATGCAAATCTCGAGCTCCACGGCGTGATTGTCCGCAAACTCGTCCGGCAGCACGCTCGGCAGCATCAGCTCGACGCCGCTCCTCTCGTCCCGCCGCACCACCGGCGCCTCGCCCACCATCTGCGCGATCTCGCGATACTGCTTCGTGCGCGACTCCTCGTCCGGAATCACAAACTCCTCCAGGCCGATCAGCCGCTTGATCAACGCCATGTTCTCCGGATGCGCCAGCACCGCCTGCAATTGTGGATCGGGATTGGCCAGCAGTTGCAGCAGCACCGCCCTCTGCTGCGACCACAGCGTCGGATACTGCTCGTCGGTCTCCGGATAGCTGAACAAATTGCCCTTGAGGTCCGCCAGGCGTATCCATTGCGACTCGAACGCCGCGCCCGCCCCCAGCAACGTCACTTCCACGTCGTTCGGACGGTTCCTCCGAAAGCAATCGACCGCCAGCAGCATGATGTCCGCGTGAAAGAACTTCATCCGCCGCCACACGAGGCCGATGCGCCCCATCGCCTGGTCCCGCGCCATCGAGTAGCCCGCGGCCGTGTCGTTGTTCGACATCGCCCCGCCAAAGAGCGCCGGAAAAGCCCCGGTAAGGAATTGCGCCACCGGACCCATCAGGCTAGCCGCGTGCTCGGCCAGGTCCGGAGGCACCTGCGCCGCCTCCGGCTGAAAGAATCCCGCCGCGAGCGACTGCCCCGGCTTCGCGCGCGCCGGATAATGCGCGCCTGGCTCTGCGGTTTGATTCTGCAGCGAATCGAAATCGAGCACCTCGCTATCGGCGTAAATCGGCGGGATCCCGTATTCGTACGTCTCGATCTGCAGATTCGAAAGCGTGTTGAAGCGTTCCTGCACGCTGATCAACGAATCCCCCAGCGCGGGACGCCCGCTCGACCCATCCCCCGGCAGCGCATGCAGCACGCGCCAGTGGTCGTCCATATTCTCGTTGCGCGACTCGCAGTACGCGTCGCCCGCAAACGCCACGTAGGCGCCGTCGGGAAAAAGCTGCAGCAGTTCGTCGCGCAGCGCCTTGTCGTCGAGCGCAAAAAACGCCCACGGACGCAGCCACGTCCGCTGGAACGTAATCAAATTGATGTTGAAGTCCCCGCCCTCGGTCAGCGGACCGCCCTGCGACTGTGCCAGCCTAGCCAGCCGCTCGTACTCCTGCGTCCCGGAGGCCACCGGCGGCCCGATCTTGTCCGCCGCATGCGGATACGCCGCGCGCAGCCGCGCCTGGTGAACCTCCATGTTCCATTGCAGGTAAGGATACTCATGCATCTCGCCGGCCCAAGGCGGCGTCTTCAATTCCAGCCCGCCCACAATGGTAATCACCTCCTGCCCGTTGGGAACGCGCAGCCGAGTCTGCGCCGCCGGCACGGTAATCACCTCCGCCGCCACGAAATCCTCTTCGCTAAGCACCGCCCCTCAGTGCAAGCAGCACGCCGCTTGGTTTTGGGGTTGTTTTTCGTTGTCATCCCGAGCGAGCGAAGCGACGAGGGATCTCTCTTCGCCGTTTCCGTTTCCGTTTCCGTTGCCCTCGTTCTCGCCATTCGCCAAGTCCGCGGCGCCGCCACTCTCTTGCCGTTGTCTTTTCTTTATGCTGTCATCCTGAGCGGAGCGAAGGATCTTCTTTTCCTCTTCGGTGTTCTCTTCGCTCTCCGTCTCCTCCCCGCACTCGGGGCAAACGTAGCAATCCCCCCCAACCCGCACTTCCCGCGCCCCAATCTCCGTCTCCGGATGGAACCCGAACCTTTGCCCATCCACCACAAACCGTACGCGCCCACCTTCCCATCGGTCCAAAGGTTGAACGCCTCGTCCACAATCAAATTGCCAATCCGGTTGTTCCGCTCGACCAGCGCCGACACCTCGGTAGCCGCCTTGGCCGCCGCCACGTCCTCCTCCGCCTGCGCCGAAGAAGGAAAGAACCGCACCCGCGGCACATCCTGCGAAAGCACCGCGATCAGCGACAGCCCAAACGCCTGGTAAATATTGGTCACGAACTCATAGCGCGGCAAATCCTCCACCGACGAGTTGCCCACCAGCTTCTGCTCGAACGGCAGGTGCCAATTCTGATCGCGCTCGTCCCACCACAAATATTGCAGCCCGCGCCAGAACTGGTGTGCCTGCTTGATCCGGCGAATCTCCTGCCGCCGCGAAACCTCCGACTCCGTCCCAAACTCCATCACCAGCCGCCGCAACGCCTCCTGCAACCACTCCGGCAACTGCTCGTTGTTCAAGCCATAAGCCGAAAGCGAACCCGCAGCGCCGCCGTCGCGAAGCGTGCCCGCCGCAGCGGTAGCGGAACGTGGCTCTCCCGCATCCTGTTCCACGGGTCCCTCGACCGGCACAATCGCCGGATCAGCCTTCGCAAATTTCGTGTCTTTCGCCATTCGTCTCTCACTCGCGGAAAATTGGTTGAGTTCTTGGAAGTTGCTGCGGGCAGTTTTCAGATATCAGCTGCTGCAGGGTAGGTTTTTCGGGGATTTTGCGGGTGCCCCATCCTTGCGCTTTATGCAAGGGTGGGCATTCACGCCCCCGAAGAAAGCTCTCTCTAAATATTTGTTGGTCTATTTTGAAACAAGGAAGGAACTACGCGCCTCTACTCCGCCGTAAACGAAGTCTGTCCCAGCGCAATCGCATTCGACAGCCGCGACCCGCTCTCGTCCGCCGGGAAATCGAACGTGCAATTCACGAAGCGGACATTCTCCATATCCAGCGGTCCCTTCGCGTACTTCACCCGCGTTCCCACAAACGTCACGTTGGTCCAGCGGATCCCATCGAGCGTCTGTAACGCCCCGGCAATCGTCAGCTTCTCCACCGCGACGTTATCTTCCAGCGACCGTCGCGCCGGTGGCATCAGAATTTCCGCCCTCGCCGCCAGCTTCGTCGCATCCAGATAATCCCCGCCCAGAGCCCCAGGATTCAGGACGCTGTTCGCGGCCACCCCCCGCGGCGCGGCAATCGAAATGTGCCCCTTCACCGGCGCTGGCGCTGCCTGCGCACTCCCGCCATCGGCCCGCACAGCTGGAATCGCGTCCGGATCGCTACCGCTCGCAGCGGCCGGCGCGTGCTGCGCATCAACCGGCAACGCGTTCTGCGCCACCCGCAGCATCGCCAGCTCGATCCGCGCCTTCGTCACGTGCTCGAAAAGGCGGTCGTTGGTCGGCCGCTGGCTCCAGACGCGATCGAGTCCGGTAACGGCCATCTGGAAGAACGAATTATCGGAGTGCTGCGATTTGAGCCGCGCCGTCGTCAGGATTCCCGCCGCCCGGTCCACGGCAATTTCCGCCTCCGACACCTGCCCGGACCCGACCTGGCTCGCCGACGTTTCCAGCGAGTCCAGCACGTCCTGCTGCCACGGGGCAAGCACCTGCCCGCGAATCATCGACAGCGCCGCCTCGCCCATCGAATTTCCGTTGGCCACCGAAGTGTTCAGGTTTTGCCGGATTTCCCATGCGCCAAAGCCAATAGCCGCCGCCGCGAGCGTCAGGCTGATCACCCACGTCCAGGCGCGCGCCACCGCATTGCTCTTCTTGCGCCGCTTCCAGCGCCGCGTGCGCGAACTAGGTGTCCATTCCGTCCAGGCTTGCAAGGCTGGGAATCCTCGGGCCTCATTTTAGATCAAAATCCCGCCCCCCGCGCGAAGTTCCGCCACCCGTGTGCCCACAAGCTGGCTCTTGCTTTAGCCTTTGCGGGTGCCCGACCCTCCGGTGTTGAGGGTCGGTCTTCTCGCTCCGTGGGCCGCAACCTTTCGTGGCACTTTTCCCGCAAGCTTCAGCTTCCATCCGTCAGCAGCCTACCGTCATGAGCCTCGTTGTGCCCGGCAGACGCTCACTGCTGCGCGGCGTCGTCGCCAAGCGCATCATGCAGAAAGTTGACGAGGTCGCCATGGTTCGCGAACACATGCGTTTCCGGCTGTGACCCGCCCGCCGCGCAAGGCGACGCCCCCTGCAGTCCGCTTTTCGCCGTTTTCCCACCAGCACCCGCGAAATCGTCCTCGCCGTCTTGCGGGCTCGCCGCCTGCCGATGCACCCGCGCCACGTAGCCCCGCCCTCCGCGTCCTGAATGCGACGGCACCAGCTCCGCCGCCTCGATCTCCACGCGATGAATGGGAGCCTTCCCGCGCGACGCATCTTTCCCGCTTTCTTTTCCGTGCTCCTCTTCCTGCTCCAAAGCCACCAGCGCGTTCTCCGCCTCCCGCGCCGCCTCCAGCGCCTCGCCCAGCACCGGATTGATGTGATACCGCCCTCGAATAAATGGCATATCCCCTCCGTCAATTTTCCCAAAGCCCGCTGATCGCCTGAGTGGCACAGGCACTCTTGCCTGTGCGTTTCTTGCTCTTGCGCGTGCCCATCCTTGCGCTTCTCAGCAAGGGTCGGTCCTGCTCCTGCCATGGGTCTAGCTCTTGCGGAAACGTGACCCATAAGAGCCGGTCTTCCCTCAGTTCCTACGCCCGAATTCTCGCGATCCCCAAGCCGTTCGTCCCGTCGTCGGCATTCCCGGGCCTTTCCTTCTTCCTCGCCGACTCAAACTCAAGCGCCCGATTGATCTGCTGCCACGATCTTCTCCGCATCGGCGACGCCGCCTGCGCGCGGCTTCCTCTTGTTTCACTTTTCGTTGTCATACCGAGCGAGCGCAGCGACGAGGGATCTCTCTTGCTGGTGTCATCCGCTTTCGTCGCAGTCGCGGCATCCGTATTCATCTCGGCTATCGACGCAGTCTCCACACGTATCGGCGGCACCCCCGCAATCCCCAAAATCGAATTCAGCAGCGCCCGATTCTCCGCCCGCAGACGCGCCACCTCCGCCTCCAAGCCGCGCGTATACCGGGACGCCGTAATCCTCTGCCAAATCTCTCTTACTCTCACCATCGCTCCTTTGAACGGGCGAAGAAATCGATCCCGCCGTTTAAGCGGGTCGGAGCTTCAGAGTCTGTGTGGCAAAGTCGGTTCTTCGTCAGGGCACAGCTTCAGTCGTGCCGCAAATGCCCGAAAATCAATGCGGCTTTAAGCCGATGAGGACTTCCCGTCCAGGCAGCGAAAATTGCGTTCGGGACAAGGGGTTTAAGGGGTCGGAGCTTTCAGCTCCGACATAACCGGCGGCGCGTAGCGCCTTCCTCTCGCGGTGCCTTTTCCGCGAGCCTTTTAGCCGCTGAGGGACGATAGCCAGTTGCCACACAGGCTCTTCAGCTCCGACAAAAAAACACGGCGCGAAGCGCCGTCCCTCTCGCGGTGTCTTTCCCGCGAGCTTTCGGTCCGTTCTGCCTTTACGTTGAGCGCCGGCGATGCCGAAACGACACCGGCTGCACCCGCCGCGTCTCCTCGATCTGCGCCTTCCGCGCCTGAATCGCGCGAATCGTCGGATCAGCCGACACCGCCCGCGCCGCCAGCCTCTGCTCGAGCGGCATCCGCCCCTGCCGTCCCCGCCCCACACCGTAGCGCGACTTCAGCCCGTACCGCGCCGCATCCGCCGCGTCGTCGCCATCCATCTTCTCGACGTCCTCGATCCGCACCGGATCGCGCACCAGGTTCGGAATCCCGCGAATCAGCTCGATGCAGTTCTCCGTGAGCAGCCACTCCCCCGCGTCGAGCATTTGATACATCAGCATCCACCCGCCCACGCGATCGTCATCGGCCGGCACAGGACGCGGCAGTCCCGCCGCCGCAAACACATCCCCCATCTGCTCCGCAATCGACGCCTCATCCGTCCGTCGCGCAAACGCATCCGGCGAAAGATAAATCGCGTCAATCTTCTCCCGCTCGCCAAAGCCGCGCCTTGGATCTTCGCCGTCATGCTGAGCGCAGCGAAGCATCTCTCTTCGATCGCGCCATCCAGCACCGTACCCAAATCCGGTCCCATCCCCACTCCCACCGCCGCCACCAGCCACGCACCGCGCCACAATCTCCCGAGCCAACTCCCGCGGCGGCGTCCGATGTGTCACATACTCGCGATACGTAACGACTCCCGTGCGCTGCTCGTTCACCACGCCCCCGGCCGACTCCCACTGCCCCTGCGCATGCCAGTAAACCGCCGCAGGATGCTCGAATCCCCAGTCCACCGAAATCCACCGCGGCCACCAGGGCTTCCAGTCGATCTCCTCCGCCCGCACCACATGCCGCGAGCAATCGAAGCGGTCGAAATACTGCCCGGCAAACACATCCCAGTCGCCATCGAGAAACGCCCGCTTCAGATGCGAGGGCAGCGCCCGCAGCGTCTTCAGATACTGCTCATCGCCCGCATAAATCGGATTGTCCGCCACACGCGCGGGAATAAAATCGTAGTCCGCGGCGTCATAGTCCTCGGGATGCTCCATCCCCGGCGCCGGCTCGCGATCGATCCACAGCGCCTTCACCCACGCATGACCGATGTTCCCCGGATTCGTCGCGCCGGCCATGCAGGGAAACGCTCCCGCCACAGGACACCGGTTGCGGCTCGTCAAAAACTGCCACTGGCGCAAAGTAAAAAGCGTCAGCTCATCGATCCCGATAAAAAGAAACTCCGCGCCCTGGTATTGATAAACGTCGCTCTCCCGCGCGCAATACCCGAACCGCGTGGTCGACCCGTTGCGCCAAGTCACCACATGCTTCGACTCCTGGAAATTCTCGTACAGCTCCCGCGGCACATCCCGCTTGAAGTAAAGCAGCAAAGATTGCTCGAGCTCGGGAAACGTCCGCCGCAGCAGTAGCGTGTTTGCTCCCGGATGCTCGTGCGCCTGCAGAATCGCCTCCATCAACAGCGCCTTCGACTTCCCCGGCCCCGCCGCCCCGCCAAACAACCGGTACTTCGCGCCCGACCCATGAAACAACCTCTGCTTGGGAAACGGTTCGTACCCAAGCGCAAGCGTCATACCGCCCGCAGCCTCCTCCGCCGCCCACCGCTCCATCCCCGATGTAACGCAAGCCCCCAT